CAAATATATCTTAGGTTGTCTAAAATATTTCTGTAACGGATTGGTGTTTTTGTTTTCCATATTTTCTCCTGGCTAAATACTATTGTAAATGTATATACCATTATTATTTATATACGTACATAACTGGATTTGACTATAAATGGCTGACGAAATTAAAATTGAAAATATAGGTGGCGAAAACGGCATAGCAAGTGAAGTTACACTTGTTAGACTAGTTACTGCTATGGAAAAAATGGCTAAGACTTCAGGAGCCGATCCTAAGTCACAAGCAGCTAAAACACAACAAGCATATAACAAAGCTCAACAGTCAGGTGTTAAAGTTTCAACTAAACATAGAGACGCTGTTAATGATAACACTAAGGCTGTACAGTCAAACACCAAATATTTAAATTTAATGGGCAGCGGCTTATTAAAATTAGCGGCATCAGGAATTGGAGCTGCTATTGGAGGACTAAAAGGGCTTGCTGAAGAACTAATAACTGGCGGCGATAGCCTATCGAGTTTTGTACAACACATACCTGTATTTGGTGGTACGTTGTCTATGCTTACAGGAATTATGGATAGGAGTTATGTTTCATTCCAATCAATGGCCAAATCAGGCGGCGACCTCGGCTACGATTTAGAAAATTTAAGAACAACAGCAGCTGAATCAAGATTAAACATTGAAGAATTTAGTTCATTTGTATCTCAAAGTTCTACTATGTTAGCAGCGTTTGGCGGAACAGTTAGTATTGGTGCTAAACAAGTTGCCGGCATGACAGATGCTCTAGGCAAAGATCTACGAACAGAGTTACAGATGATGGGTTTATCGTTTGAAGAAATAAACGAATCAATGGCTATGAATGCTTACCTAAACAGAACAGGAAGCAAGATGGAAGCACGAGATAAACAACAACAAGCAGAAGCTGCCGCTGGTTTAACAAAGAATATGCTACAACTTGCAAAATTAACAGGCGAAGATGTAAAAGCACAACAAGATAAACTTGCACAAGCTTCAATGGACTTAGCATTCCAAAGGGAACTAGGAAAACTTGAAGGCGATGAGAAAAAGAATATGCTTTTAGCAATGGCAGAAGCACAAGCTACAGGCGGTGAAGTTGCTGTTAATGCACTAAAAGCATCATTTTTAGGAATGCCACCAATAACAAGAGAATTGCAATTATTTACAGCAACAATGCCAGAAAGTGCAGCTCTTATAAAAAAATTACTCAATGACGCTATTAAATCAGGTATGGATCATGACACATTCCAGAAAGGACAAGAAAAAAGAGTTGTCGACTATACAGCGTCTTTGATAACCTCATCAAAAAATCTTGACTCTATTATTAGAGTTGGTGCTGTATCAGCAGACGGTGTTGCTGGTGAAATAAACGCCTTGGCCAACACAACTATGGATAGAATTCTACCGTATATTAAATCTGGCGGGGAAGATATTGAAGCAGCTAAAAAGGAAATTGCTAAAAACTACAAACAAATTTTACCAGAGCCGCCGAAAGACGGTGAACTAGGTGCAATGGCACAATTTTTAGCAACAGTTAAAGACGCAAAACTAGCAATTGTTACAAATTTAATTAATCCACTCGTAGGCGCAGCTGTTGAAGTGTTTGGGCCAGTGACTGAATGGTTTACAGGATTTGTTGGTGAAAAAGGCGAAGCAACTACTTTTCAAAATGCTCTTGCAGGCTTCAGCAAGTTTATAAAAGAAGATGTTAATCCTGCACTTAAAGACTTTTTCGAAGCATTTGGAAAAGATCCCAAGAAAGCATTGAAAGAAGCAATGTTTGGTGACGGCAAAGACAAAAAAGGTCTTCTCAAAACAATTATGGAACCAGTAGGAGAAGCTCTAGTAGCAGGATTTAAAACTGGACTTGCAGCATTGTTTGAGAATATTGATGTTAGAACGGCATTGATAGCAGGAATTACTGGATTATTTGCAGCAAAAGCGGTTGTGGCTGCAATGACCGCAGGTATTGCATCGTTAGCTGCATTAGCAATGCCAAAAACATCACCTACGGGAGCGCCAGTTGTACCAGGCGGAGCAGACCCTAAAGGTAAAATGAACTTAACCAAAACGGCTTTGAAAAGACTAGGGCCTCTAGCACTATTGTTTGGAGCATACGAAATTGGCTCAACAGCAATGAACACTGACTTAACACAAGGTCAAAAAAAGGAAGAATATGGCGCAATTGGCGGCGGAATGGCAGGTGCAGCCGCAGGAGCCATAGCTGGCTCATTTATTCCTTTAGTTGGTACAGCAATAGGCGGACTAATTGGCGGTACACTAGGATATTTTGGCGGGAGCTCTATAGGTAGAGCGATAATGAAGGATGATGGCACTGTTAGTACTGACACACCGTCAGCAACAGACAAAGATGTAGCAGAAACACTTGGCGTAACACCAGATACTGTAAAATTATTAGAAAGAATGTCCGGAATTGGCGGAGGAATGGAAAGAGTTGCTAGTGCGTTTGAAAGAATTGACAAATTAGAAAGATTTAGTGAAAATGTAAATGCAATACAAAAAGGACTTGACATATCAGAGCTTTCCAAGTATAATAGTAATATGCAAGAAATAGCAAGGTCCTTAGAAGACATGAATAAGGCTTTGGCAGAAGATAATAAAGGATTATTTGGCGGCACAGGCGTAGCATCAGCTGATTTACTTAAAAAGATGGGCGGATCAGGTCCTAGTACAGAACTAATAAATTCAATAAATAAAAACATGGAAGCTATGAAACTACAATTGATTGATGTTGTTAAATATACTAAAGCAACCGCGACTAACACGGACTAAAGGGAAAAAATGAGCTGGAAAAAATATTTTACACCAGTGCCAACGGGTACTAACGCAGAAGGAAGTTATAGTCCTTTTAGCGGCTATAATGGTGGTATGCAACCAGGCCCTGCAACAAAAAATTATAACTCACACTTACCAGATGTGTATGTTGGTAGTCCGAATCGTGTTGAACGTTATGGTCAATACAATACAATGGACAGTGATTCCGAAGTTAATGCGGCACTAGATATCCTTGCTGAGTTTTGTACACAAAAGAATGAACAAAATGGCACTAACTTTACATTAGAGTTCAAACAAAAAGCAACAAACTCCGAAACAACTATTTTAGCAAAGTATCTACAGCAATGGTGTAAACTTAACAAGTTCGAAACACGTATGTTTAGACTAATACGTAATGCATTTAAGTACGGAGATCAAATTTTTGTTAGAGATCCAGAAACTAAAAAGTTATATCATGTAGATGCAGCAAATCTAACAAAGATTATTGTTAACGAATCAGAAGGCAAGACTCCTGAGCAATATATCATCAAAGATTTTAATTTAAACTTTGGTGAAATGGTAGCAACTACTCCTCATCAGACAAATGGTCAAACAAATAATGGTGGCGCAGGCAGTTATCAAAGTGCAAGTGCTGGTAAAGGCTTTATAGGAAGTCAGCAAGGTAGCCAAGCAGGCACACGTTGGAGTAGAGAAGAGTCAGAAATAGCAGTTGATGCTGATCATATTGTACACCTTAGTATGAGTGAAGGCTTAGACAACAACTATCCATTTGGTAATTCGTTATTAGAAACAATTTTTAAAGTATACAAGCAAAAAGAACTATTAGAAGACGCAATCATTATATACAGAGTACAACGTGCTCCTGAAAGACGTGTTTTTTATGTTGATGTTGGTAACATGCCAAGTCACCTTGCTATGCAATTCGTAGAACGTGTTAAAACAGAGATACACCAAAGACGTATTCCAAGCCAATCAGGCGGGGGTACCAATGTTATAGACAGTAGTTACAACCCGTTAAGTATTAATGAAGACTATTTCTTTCCGCAAACAGCAGAAGGACGTGGTTCTAAAGTAGAAACGTTACCAGGTGGTACAAATTTAGGAGAAATTGATGACCTTAGATATTTTACTAATAAGCTCGTACGCGGTTTACGAATTCCTAGCTCATACTTGCCTACAGGGGCTGAAGATGCAAGTAGTCAGTACAATGATGGTAGAGTCGGAACAGCATATATACAAGAATTAAGGTTCAATACTTACTGTGAACGCTTACAAGGCATGCTTGTTGAAGAATTTGACCAAGAATTTAAGAAATATTTGTTAGAAAAGGGTGTAAACGTTGATACTTCAATGTTTGACCTAGTTTTCCAGCCTCCACAGAACTTTGCATCGTACAGACAGTCAGAAGTAGACAATGCTCGTGTACCAACTTACACACAAATGAGTGCAATACCTTATATTAGTAATAGATTTGCTCTAAAACGCTTCTTAGGCATGACAGATGAAGAAATTGCAGAGAATGAACGTATGTGGAGAGAAGAAAATGATGAAAATCTTGAAACTCCAGCAACAGATGCCGCAGGCGAAATGCGCGGTGGTGGCATATCAGGAGCAGGTATGGATGCAGACCTAGGCGGAATAGAAGATGAAGATACTTCTGTACCGACAGAAGATGGCGGAGAAGCAACACCGCCAGAAACAACAACAGGAGCCGAACTTGGTGGCGGAGCAGCAACAACGGACCAAACGGTATAAATACAATATGATACTTAGAGAACTATTTTACTTTGACCCAGAAACAATTGAGCCTGTAAACAATAAAGGTTACGAGCCTCAACACGATGAGTCCCCAGTTAAAGCAACTGACACTAGAAAGACTAGACTAACACTAGGCCAAATCAATAGAATTCGTAAAGCATCTGAATTACATCAAGAAGAAATAACAAATGAATTAGATTTTGTTAGACAGATGTACGGAATAGCAGCACAAGCGGAGGCCGGCGGTGCTATTTAATGGCAAAAATAGATAAATCTCTATACACCAAACAAGAATGGCTTGTTATACGCAACCAACGAAGACTTCAAAAGCAATTACAAAAACAAAAAGAACATATATCAAACTCTGTATCTAATAAAGATAACAGCGTTGCTTTTGTATTAGGTAACGGCACTAGCAGATCTGTTATAGAGCCAGAATCATTATTAGAATTAGGTACTGTCTACGGTTGTAATGCTTTATACAGGACGTTTTCTCCAGACTACTTAATAGCAGTAGATGTAAAAATGATACTAGAGCTTAGTAAAAGCGGTTATCAAAATAATAATAAAGTATGGACTAATCATAATAATGCATTTACATCAATAAAGAATGTAAATTATTTTCAGCCTAGTAAAGGTTGGAGTAGCGGTCCAACAGCGTTGTGGTTAGCAGCAGAACACGGATATGATGATATTTATATATTAGGATTTGACTTTGCAGGTCTTGAGAACAATAGTAAATTAAATAACATATATGCTGGCACAAAAAACTACAAAAGGCCTAACGAAGGTGCTACTTTCTACGGTAATTGGCTACGACAAACTAAAACTGTTATAAGAGATAACAAGAAAATTAACTTCCATCGAGTTATAGCATCTGATAATTATAAGCCAGATGAACTAAATACTTTTGAGAACTTTAACACAATAGAGCTTGGAGATTTCCAAAAAATCTTCAGTTTTCCCCAGATATAAACAAAATGGCTCGTTTTGAGCCTGTTTGCCCACACATTCTTGCATAAATAGTAAATACAAATGACAGCCTTACCATAGGTAAATACTTTTATAGGAGAAAAGAAATGGCAGATAAAAATAAGTTCGAAGAAATGCTCGAACGTCTTGTTAATGAAGACAAGGCCGGCGCAGAAGAACTATTCCACGATATAGTTGTAGAGAAGTCAAGAGACATCTATGCAAGTCTAATTGAATCAGATATTGAAATCGAAGAAGACGATACAGAAGTAGAAGAAACTACTGATGAAGAAGTTGACGAAGCAACTGATGAAGAAGTTGATGAAGCTTCAGATGAAGAAGTTGATGAAGCAACTGATGAAGAAACAAACGAAAATTTTGACCTAGACGAATTTGAAGTTGAAGCAGACCCAATGGACATGGGCGGCGATCCAACTGACGATATGATGGGTGACATCGAAGCAGGTGATGACGAAGGTGAAGAAGGCGAAGAAGAAGGCGACATTGAAGATCGTGTTGTAGACCTTGAAGACGCATTAGACGACCTAAAATCAGAATTTGAAAAAATGATGGGTGACGAAG